CTTTGCCATATGAGATCCTCCTTCAGCCTGTCTCTATTGTACCATGCTTATGTGTATTTGGAATTTCTCATTTTGGCTTGTACTATTTATATTCTAGCATCAATCTACTATTTCAAGCAAATGTAACTGTGATGTGTTGATAGGATTCAATATAGATAGCAGCACCTCTCGTTGCAAGGTACAAATTAAAGGGTTTTCCTCTATTGGTAACACTTTAGCTGAATATCTAAGCAACATAATCCAGCATCGCAATTCACCTATCAACATCTTCGATATCTGTTAAATTTGTTTTACAAACTGGTAAGAGTTTTTCTCTTACCAGTTTAAATATAAGGCTTCATACACTTGCTCATTACTTTTATCCATAACCTTTTTGAATGAAGAATTCCCTGATGCCAAAAAGAACTTCTTCACATACAGTTCTTTCGGTATACCTGTCTCATATTCTTTATCACCACGTATTCCATCAAATGACAATACATATCTAATTCCTTTTTTATTCAAATCGTTCAGATACTCATAAAACTCTTCATAATCAATAGTTCCGTAATATCTTCCTTTAGTATTTTCATACGGAGGATCTAAGTAAATTATATCTTTCTTTGTTGCTGTTTGTGTCGTTTCTCTGTAATCACCACAGAGAAATTGAACATTTAAAATTCTTTCATGCCAATCCAACACAATTTTTTCAAAACGTTTAGGATCTATTCCTTTTCGCGTATGATGAAAAGAATTATTAAACTCACCTTCTGAGTTGAATCTTATCAACCCATTTACACAAGTACGAGATAAAAACAGTAAATCCAATGGTGACTTATCTGCATTAAACCTAGAACGTATATCATAATAAACTTCATAGCCGTCTTTTTGCAAACGATTCCATTCCTCTGAATAATAACTTATCACTTCCCGCGGACTGCTTTGAACCATCTTCCAAAATCCAATTAATGGTTCACAAATATCACCACAAATAGCACTGGACGAATTAACTGCGTACATAACAGATCCTCCGCCTAGAAACGGTTCATAATAACAATCAAATTGTTCAAAGTGCTTAATTATTTCTTGTGCCTGTGACCTTTTACTGCCGCTCCATTTAATTACCGGTTCCATTCGCATTATCTTCACACACACCTTTCTCAAATAAACTAATTTGAACATTCTCTCTTTCACAATGGCTTAATCTTTCTAATGAAATATTATAATATTCCTTATTTATTTCAAATCCACAATAGTTCCTTCCACACATCTTTGCAGCTACACACTCACTCCCAGAGCCACTAAATGGTGTAAATACCATATCACCTTCTTTTGATGATGCCATAATTATTCTTTTCAATAATCTTATCGGCTTTTGTGTTGGATGTTTTCCATATGCCAACTCTTCCTTGGATTTATTATTTGGAACATCCCATACGGTTCTCATTTGTTTACCTGGCTGCTTAATCAAATCTTCCGGAAAATCCGTATTCTTTATATATTCATAATCATAGTAATACTGTCTTTTTTTACCTCCAGTATGTGCCCATAAAATAGTCTCATGCTGTATTTGGCCAGAACTTCTCTGTCCATTTCTTTTTTGTGCGCTTCTGCACGTTGAAGATTTTCAAATGCTTCTTCGAGCTCGCCATTATGCTCTCCTTTTACAATTGCATGATGTAGCCAAAAGAGCACGCGCCCCGTAGCATGTGTGATTTCTTCATCCGCTTTTCTCTGTTCAATTTTATATTTGATGCGTTCCTGCTCTCGTGCCTCCACTTCCATGAGCCTCCGCTCGATGTAGTGACGAATCAGAGCAAAAAAAATGCCGGCAACCCCTCCGCTGCCAAGCACAGATAGACAAAATGTTTCGAGCATTACTCTTCCCCTCCGAGTGCTTTTAAGAGCCGATCCAGATTACCTCCGATCAACCAATCCACCAGTTTTCGCATAACGAACCTCCTTTCGTCATTAATAGATGCCAATGTGTTTCGCCTAAAAAGGTCTATCTCTCGCATGTACCATATCTTACCTCCATGAAAAAAGGGAACCTTTACGGTTCCCTCATACTTACATATTCTTCCTTCACTTCTTCAATAATTCCTGCATCAAGTCTTTCGTCTTCGCCAGCCTCTACGTTCAGCATATTTCGCAAATGAGAAAGTTCGGTTGCCAGGTTCTTGATGAACCTGCTCTGCCTCACTATGATTTCATCTTGCTTTTCAATCATATCTTCATAGAATTCCACAAGTTCTAAAACCTGGATTTCATCCATCATCGTTACCTCCACTTGTATCTTGGTTTTTCTTCACCAAATATCCAATATCTCAGATGATCATCTAATACAATAGCTAATAGGGATAGGATGTACCATGCCGCAGTAAAAGGAAGGCATATCTGTCCAATTATATTAAAAGGCATATTGCTGTAATCCCATATCCCAAGTCCCAATACAATATTCAAAATATATCCGGAAAGGAACTCAATTGCAGTTATCCCGGCAGCACAGATAAACATCTGTTTCCATATGATCATATCCCATCCTAGAAATTCATTTATCGAACCACAAAATAAGAAGCAAAGTCCGCCGACCAGGACCATAGGCAGTGAGCTGTACCCTCGCCATATCAGTTCAATCATGTAGTAAATCGTTCCTCCTATAGCGAAAAGTACAGCATTTCTGCCTATGGTCTTCAGAGTATTCATTTAACCTCCTTGTCGGCTGCCATTTCGGCCAGATAGTCCTTTAAAACTTCTGACTGATATTCTTCCGGAATCGGTGCTCCATATTTAATCTTGGCGATTTCCGAAGCTTTCGCGCATCCTTTAATCCACATATTTACAGAGTTTCCATATGTTGTGTGATAGCTCTTGAATTTCATCGCGCCATTAATGATCTTCTGCATATCCTCAGCAGAATAATACCGGCACGGATTGCCATCCTCGTGATATTCCAGTTTTTTGCTACCAGCAGTCAGCTGAGCCTGTTTACCAAAGAGATTCAGCTGATCTTCATCTTTAAGACTAAAATGTTCCTTTCCGGACGAAATTTCAATGTCCGTTCCTGCATATATTGTATTCTGGCAGATCTGAGAAATCTCCTTTTTCTTTTCTGCTCGATATGTTTCAATAGAAAGATAATCAGCATTGCAGCCTTGCCTTGACTACTACATCTATGACTACAGGTTCTCCCTCAACCCATACGATAAGCACACGATCTCCCGGTTTTAACTTAGGCATAACCACCTTATGGCTATGTGATCCCGTTCCGCTGTTATGCCCTCCGTGTGTTCCTCCAGATACGTTTGTTGATAGATTGGCCAAAAGTCTGCAGACGGAATAATCCTTTTTAGGAATAGGCAAAGGAAAAGTATTGGAAACAAGGGAATAATCTTTCTTGATCACTCCAAAGTCGAACGAAAATCCTCCTCCTGAGTGTTCTCCCATTCTCGAATCCAATACCTTTGCAAGCTTTTCCATTCCATTTTTTTCCATTTTTGACATAATGTTCCTCCTGTCAGTCAAATGATCCATCGTCAACCCAGCCCCAGACATGAGTCTGATTCCAGTTTTGTGTAACCAGATGCCATGGGTGTGCTTTTCCAGAACCACCTTTGATCGTGATTTTTGCTTTTCCGGCTCCTACACTGTATCCTCTGGCATCTGGATAACTGCTGACATAATGCTTACCGCCATGGAAATTAACAATGTCCCCAACATCATATGATTTTGCTTTTGTTTTTTTATTCCCACTGCTCTTTTTTGCTGCCGGTGCTTTTTTCAATCCTAGCGTCATAAGCATTTTATCTACATCATGCGTAGCAGATATTACGATATAATACCCAGCACTTATTGAAGCTGTTTTTAGATGAATCTTGTCACCCTTCCGAATGATAGGAATATCCGGAAGTTTTATCGTGATTTCTTCCTTTGGTTTGCCATCATCTGCAAGGATCTCTCTCGCTTCTTTTTTTGCCTCATCCAAAGTATCATTGGTTCCCCTGGAAACAATCTTCTGTCGGATTCCGTAGCTTGTCTTTCCATCAACTGTAGCCTCAACAGGTGAGCATCCATCATCATTTGCTTTTCCGATGATTTTTACCCTTGTAACCATCCCGGTAGTGCTGATCTTATGGTTTACTTCTGTAAGATGCTGTGTTTCTTCAAAATGATATACTGTTTTATTTGTTCCAAAACCAACTACGGTCACATTCATTTTCACAGCCCGCAGACATGCCTCAATGCCACCTTTCTTTTTGGCTTCCTTGAGGATTTTCACAACCACTGTTCCAAGCTTTTCAGACTTATAAGCCAGTTTCCCATGTTTCACATTTGGTCCGCTGTAAGATGTGACCTTTATGCCCCAGCGTTTCAGCACTTGGACTATGGCTGACTTTGTCTTTACGCCGGCTGAAAAATATACATGATCTTGTGATTCCTGCAGATCATATAGAACATCGTATGCCTTTCAATGAAATCAAACTTTGCAATTGTTATGCCTTCTAAATACAAATATTTGAAGTTACTTCCGTACATAGAGTCAACTTTTCTAGCAAGATATAGTTGCCCTTTTCCATTTCTCAGCATGTAACTCCACGAAGGATCCAGTGCCTCAATAAAACTCTTTTCGGTTTTCGTGAGTTTAGGCTTTTCATACCACTCCAAATCATCTTGCAATTGTTCAATCATACTTAAAACATCGTTCGCAAGAATCATCTGGTCATCATCTGCGAATTTCTTCACTTGTATATGATAATTTAATAATCTGTCTTTTAACCGGCTCATACTTCTTCCTCCGATTCGCTCAGTTCCGCCTGCAACAGATCATCAATTACCGGAAGAATCAGTTTAGGTGCCATCATCATATGAATCTGTGTCGGAGCATTAACAATTTTGAAACACATATCAATATATAGCCTCCATGATCTTTTTACCATTCAATTCCACTCCATCGGCTTCCGGATCCTCTGTAATATCAAAATTGAATTCTTCCGGAGGATAACTCTGGTATTTATTTTTAATTGCTCCTATCTTGATCATAACTACATTCTTGTCGGTTGCGCTGATGTCGATTTCTCCATCCGGTAGATTTTTGATCAAGTCAAAGGCTTTCATTGGAATAATAAAATAACTGCCTTCTGAGGCCTCTAATTTGACCTTCATTGTAATCTCGGAGTTGGAGGCGATTAAATACCCGTCCTTTACCAGAATCCCTCCCAGAGCCGGAAACTGGTCGTTCTTCTGCACAATACTTTTTAATTTATCAATAACTCTGGCGATCTCATACTTCTGTACTTTCATCTTCATTCCTTTCCCGGAGAACAATACCATCGAGGTACTTCACCACTCCGTTTGAATATTTGATCCTGTAAGGTTCCAGTTCTTCCCGGTTCATGTACTTGTGTCCGTAAATCTTCTTCATATCCCGAAATACCACCCACGGAACCCGGTAGAATTCTTTAAATTCCAGAGATACAACCAAAAAACACATTGCCCCAAGCTTCATATACCTTTCAAAGCACGCCTGCTGTTCAGTGGTTACTACGTCCCTGCTAATCTTATCTTTGTCCGTATGCTTTGCATCAAACAAGATCATGGTTGAATCCATGAGAATTCCTTTGAAATCAGGCTGAGCCTGTTTAGTGAAACAGCAGATGAACTGCCCTCTGTTTCTGTCCATTGCCTTCAGTACCTTAAATGCTTCCGGAGTTTTATCAACTGCTGCAATTCCTCTTTCTTCATAGAATCTGGATGCCGCAATTATCATTCCCTCAAAATGTTCCCCGTTAGATCTGCTCTGCAGACCTCTTATCGAACGCTTATAAGTATCCATTTTCTTCCGCTACCTTTATGAGTTTGTTTATTGTTACTGCTCCAATTCCCGGAATCTTATTCAGCTGAAGGAATGCGATAAACTCCTTTGCTCCCTCTCCGGTTTTTGGAACACTGGCTTTTCCACAATTAAAGCCCTCACTTCGTGCTTTTTCCACACGATCTTCCACATAATGCACAAGCTGTTCGTCTGTCTTCTTTCTCATTTCCACAGCTTTTTTATGAATAAGGTTTTCATCAGTTGTTCTTCTACAGCTTCTCTTTGCCATCTTCAATCTCCTTTTTATTTTCCAGGTCCGGCACCGGTATATTGTGACTAGTCAGCCATTTCGCAAAGCAGGAATGACACATATGGCCAAACGATGTCGCCTTGCCGCCCCTGACCGCTCTTGCTGTCAAGGTAACCATCTTGTTTTTATCTTCTGTCTTTCCGCACAACATACAGTTGCCACTGAGTTTTTTATTGACTTTCTCGCTTCTTTTTCGAATCTGCAGTTCCTTCGGATAATCCCTGCGCATATTCTTCTCGCCAACTATCGGAATCAGGCTGTCTTTCATAAATACCGGTATCCCGTTGTAATCAGCTTCTACAACGATTCTCTTGATCCATTCGAATTCAGGAATCACTTTCTCTTTCCTGTGTCCTGTCTCGGCACCGATGATTATCCAGTTCAAATATTTCAGTGCAGAAATGTTTTCATCTATATCTTCGAGCAATGGCTCTATACTAGCGAAAGTGTTTAACAGGCTTGGAAGCTCAGTGACAGATGCCGTCAGAATAGCAAGGCGTTTAGGATCATATTCTATGTTTTTAATTTTTTCCTGTTTATCGGCTATTTTTTGGTTGCGTTCAGATGTTAATATCTCAATCTCTTCCTCGCATTTTTTCAAGTTATCCAGTTCAACCGGAAGGCTTTTGACATCTTCAACCGCTTTCGACAGGAACCTGCAGCTTGCACTCTCAATATCCGGGCACCCAGAATTCTTCATGAATTCTTCCTGCTGCCTTATCTCAGATATCCTTTTCTGCCGATGATCACGTCGGTTTACTGCTCCTGAGATTTTCTGCGAATAGGATGAGTCAATTTCGTGCAATTCGTTTTGAGCCGTAGAATACAGGTATCTTTTTTCCTGCTGGCTCTCAATCTCTTTTCTTTCATTTGCCAGTGCATCAAGTCTTTCTTCCAAGTCCTCTGGGACATTAAGAGCAAGCTGAGAAATCTGCAAATGTATCTGCTTGTTTCTGAATTTGTTTTTGTCAATAAGTCTCTGGTAGCGATCAATATCTTCGTTATAGCTATCCAGTGTTCTTTTTGCGTTTTTATATTTAATAACGTCCTTCTCTACTTCAGAAAGCTGTAAAGATAATTCAGAATGCTGTTTTGCTTTTTCCCGTATCACATCGGCCAGTTCCAATAGATTATTGCACGCTGTCAATGTCTGCTTTGAATGGTCCAGATCGTTTGCCATTGCACTGTATTCTTCTGAGCATTCTTTCAAATCACTTCTGATTTTTTCACTTTCCTTCTCGGCCTCAGATATTTTTTCCTGACGCTCGATCAGATTTCTTCTGGATTCATCCAGATTTTCAAGTTCTTCCTGATTTTTAAGAATGTCTTTTTCTACCGTTTTCAGTTCTTCCTCTGGTTTTCCCTGTGCCTTTTACACCAAGCAGAGCTCTTATAACACGAAGCTTTGCACCGGTCATAGCTTTTTCAGCCCAGGTCTTTTTCAGCAGTGCCATGTTTACCATGACGGAGCGATCAATATATCTATCCCTGTCTTCTTTCGCGATCACAAAAGCCTGGCATTTCTTTCCCCATTTATTTTTGGATTCCACCCATTGTCCAGAAAAGATTTCCGCAGCTGCCTGTGCCTGTTTTTCATCAGTTATGCCTTTTGCAGCTTTATCCGCAAACTCAATGCGATACTTCTCTTCTTCGTCCTCAAGACAGATCACCTTCTGATCGGTTTCTGTTCTGGCTGTTCCGTCAGCCTTGCGCATAGCTCCCTGAGCCTGTGCCCGGTATGTAACCCGGTCGATACGCTCACCATATGTTTCCTTTGGATTGAACTGGATACCGGCCGCCATAGCCATTTTGTTGAGCAATGGCTTAGATAAGGAAAACACATCTTCCCAGATATCCTTTCCTCTCTCATCCTGCTTCCCAGTCTTAACTGAGCCAACCTTGAAAATGTCTCCGCTGTTTTCGCCCAGATCAACCGGAACCTCTTCTACATGGAATTTGTAGAATGGATTAAGTTGCACATCCGTTGCTGTCGGCACCAGCAGGTTATAATTTTTGTATGCCGTTATAACTTCCGGCAAGCTTCCTAAAACCTCTTTCATCTACTTGATAACCTCCTATTTTTGTGATAAAATGACGTTGACTTAAAAACAATGGGTCTCAAACCTGTTTTTAAAGTTCTGACTGGTCTTGGATAGGATCGTGGGTGCCGTCTACACTCCGCTTTCCCCTTATTATCCAAGGCCTTTTTAATATTCATCACCTCCTACGAGCCAGCTAAGGAAACAGAAGATGCCAAGTCCGATCATTCCGACCAGAAATGCCTCTGAACCAATTTCGTGGCTTCCTCTTTCGATATAAAGTCTCTGGGACAGTGCATTATAAAGCACTGTACTCACCAGAACGGGAACTACATATTTCATGACTTTTGCAGCAAGAATAATTCGTTTTTTCATTTTTGCTTTCTTTTTGGCACGATAGTATTTCTCATACTCTGCCTTATTGAATTCTCGCACCAGGGACAGATATACCCTTGTTTTGGAATCTTCTGTAACAAGCTTATATTCCATGTTTTTGCACACATCCGGCACTTCGCATACATTCATCTTCTCGCCTCCTTGTCAATGAGAATCAATTCCTTTGCGATAACACTCTGCAATGCCATTCTGTCCATTTCGTGCCAGCTGATCGGCACCGGGCTGTTATCCATTGCATTCAGGATCCGCTCTGCGGCCTGATGATATTTTTCAAGATCTTTTGGTGTTAACATCTTTCCTTCCTATACCGCCAGGCGAAGCTGGCCATTCCTTTCTTCTTTCACCATCTTTTCAACAAATGCAGTTGCTTTTTCTTTTCTTTCCATTTCGATCAGGTGTTCTTCGTGGCAACTGCACTGTTCTCCCGGATCCAGATACGCTCCGCAATCCGGGCAGATTCTATAAAAAGCCATCGTATCCACTCCTTTCATTCAATCATGTATAATTTGTTAAATGCCTTTTTGGGGATTTTCCCTGATGGATACCCCTTGGCAAGCTGTCCATCGGCTATCAGGTCCGACCTAAGGGAGCGTATCATGCGATATGCCGTATCCCTGCTCACACCCATCATTTCTCTGACCTCAGCGGCTGTATAGTAAGAACGTTCCGCAGATGTAAGCTTTTTGATTACACCGTTTGCATTTTTCATACCAAGCACCTCATTCCAGATTTCTCTCAACCCAATTTTTCAGATTCTGCGTGATCTCATTTACTTCGTCCAATGTCTGAATGATTTTTTTCAGTTCCGGTTTTTCCTCTTCTGAGATAATTCCGTCTGCCGTAATATCAAGAAGTGATTCCTTTGCCTCGTTTATCTTCTTTAAAGAAGAAAGCATTCTCAGGCTGATTCTATCCAGTCCTGCATTCTCTATCTTCGGCATGTTCTTTCCAAGCGGGCACATCTCCCGGCAATAATTTCCTTTCAATTCCGGTGCCTTATAGCAGTCAGCCATCAGAAGAACTTCCTCCTGATATGGTATCGTGCTCCCAAGTTCGATTCTGGCTAGCCTTGTACGATCAATTCCTATTTCTTCCGCAGCACCTTCTCTGCTGCTCAGACGCTCATTTGACTTTGCCGCCTCATATCGTGCCTGGCAAAACATATTAGCCGCTGCTTTCGTAGCAAATTTCGACATTTTTCTCTCCTTCTATAAGCTGTATAATCAAGTTATGGTAATTAAATTGTGTACTCTGTATCGATATCCAGAGCCTTGCTGATTTTTTCAGCAAGTGCAGGTGCATACATTCTTCCATTTATGGTGGTTGTCACGTAGTTCCTGCACATCCCAACTTCACCGCACAATTCCGTGACAGACATATCTCTGTCGATTAAGGTTTTCTTTACTTCTTTGCACCATGGCGACAGTTTTCGCTTCAAAATATCACCTCCGTTTTCAACAAATGTTTATTACATTTGTTGTTTACATTTGTTTGCGATTGCATTAAAATAATCAGAAAGGAGTTATCATGGATAATTGGATTGATAATCTCAGAAGAATTGGGCTTAAACGTTATGGTGACGAAAACCGCCGGATTCTTTCTGAATTATTAAGAAACGGTATTCCTGCCGGAAACACTGTTATGTCGGAAGCATCTGCTGAGGCTCTTATCATTGCTGTGGCGGCCATGATTGAAGAAAACAATAAAGCATTGCTCTCCGATTTATCGATGTAACTCTCTCTTTTTTTGTTTTGCATTAAACATTTGTTTATTACATTTTTAATATTAATCCCAATTTGTGAATTTGTCAACCATGTTTTTCACATTTTGGGATTTTGGAGAATTGTATGATCACTCAGCGTATTTTATCACTGCTTGAAGAAAAGTCTTTGACAGCCACTGATTTATGTCGGGCTATCGGAATAAACACAAGCACTATGACCAACTGGAAGAACCGAGGGACTGATCCGCCCGCAAAAATGATAATCCCAATTTGTGAATTTTTAGGCGTGTCTAGCGACTATTTACTTACGGGCAAAGAAAGAAACTCAAAGCAGAACATTCTCTCCGAGGACTCCGAATGGTTAGCATTGATTCACCAACTTCCGCATGATGCGCAGTTGGAATTTCGAGGTGAATTAAAGGGGTACATAAAATGTTTAAAACGGCAGGAAGAAGATACTGTCGAGCCTCTTAAGAAAGCAAAATAATAAGCTTCGAGTGGTACCGAAGCAAAAGGGGGAAATAACTATGAAAAAGAAAATGATTGCACTTGTCTGCTCATTGATTTTTGCCAATACTATCCCTGTATTTGCAGCATCCGATTACGGTATTAATATTGATCAAAAATACGTTTCTGGAGATGCTTCCCAATTATCCGATGCAATTTCCGAGTCATTGAATGATATGGGTGTTAAAAAAGTTTCCTCTTATGATTTAGAGAAAAAAGAAGATTCTCAAACAGTTGCGCAAGTCATTTTATCAGCAGATGGCGTAGCCATGGAGGCGATCTGTTACTATACAAAAGATAATACTTGGACTTGCTCTTCTATAACGAATATTCACAGTAGCAGTAATGACCTGATCTATTATTGGGTCAATCCGGTTTCCGCTGATGCAACCGCCTTTGAAATTATAGACTACAAAACCGGGGAATATAAGCCAGAAGGAGCTGCCAAAGAACTGCTTTCACAATATGAGAATCAGGAAAAGTGGTTTTCACTGGAAGATTTTAAATTATACGATAAAAATGACGCTCCTATTGAGATACCTGATTCAGAAGATTATATAATGTCCTCTGCTTATCCTGATAGCAAAACATTTCGTGGCATAAAAATTGGTGATACAATTTCGGATTTATTTTCAGCGTATGATGCCAAATATTTTTCAGTACAGGTAGGTTATGACGACACGACCGCTACTGATGCTCAAAAGAAACTGGTTGAGATGTACAATGCCCAGATTGAAGCTGCTAATCCAGAGGATATCGAAAGTACTATTTCTTCTATTGACAGCAGTGCAGTATCTGTAGCCGTACTATTTGAAGGCGTTGAATTTTGTGGAAAAATAATTCCAAAGCCAGACCCAGATCCAGACAAATGGGTTTCATATAAAGTATCAGAAGATATAGGTTTCATAATTGATAATGGTAAGATTTCTGATATTGGCATCCAACGCGATGACAGATATTAATAAGAGGAATTGCATTTATGACAATTGGTGAACGAATAAAAGAATTGCGGGCTGAGGCTAATCTGCGTCAGTCCGAACTTGGAAAAGCAATAGGTTTTTCTGCCCAAGTAGTATCGAATGTCGAAAGAGGCTACTCTTTCCCATCAACAGAATTTGTTAATCGCAGTGCTGCATGCTTCGGTGTGCCAGCGGATTACATTCTTGGCCGGACTACATCAAGATATGCTGTTGCGGATCCGAAAGAAGTTTCTGCAGTGCAGACAAGAATAAAAGCCCGTTTGGCTCAGTTGCAGATGAGCCTTCCGGACCTGATCCAAAAATCAACACTGACAGAGGAAGCCTGCTGCGACATTCTGGCCGGAAAGACTGTTCCGGGAATAGATGCCACTGCAAGCCTGTCAAAAGCCCTTGACACCTCTATGGATTACCTTGTGGGTAATTCTGACTACAGCTGTGCCATTGCTTCAGAAGACGAACAGGATATCATCCTGCGGTACCGTCAGTTATCCAAGAAGGGAAAACGTATCTTTTTGGGAATGATGGAGAATATGGAAGAAGAAAAAACAGAATAGTATATTTAACTGGGGAACCGTTGGGGTGTTATGTCAGCCGCCGGACACTTTTGTGAAAGGAGGCTGGTGCTGATGGTTACATATGGTGATTTATTTACTTTTGTAATTATGCTTTGTGCAGTTGTAACTCTTGTTATCAATTTAATGCATAAAAAATAGCGCCCTCGTCCTGGTAAGATAAGGCGCTATTTTTAGCTATTGTTTTATCCGGCGGTCAGGTGTACGCTGACCAACGGCTCTCTTGTTAAGTACATTATATCTATATTCAACATTTTTGTCAAACATTTGTTGATTACATTTGTTTAGTAATGGAGGGTTCAGATGCCGGCTTATAAGTATTTCACCAAAGATGGAAAGACAAAATGGTATGCCAATTTTTACTATGAAGATTGGCTTGGCAAGCGCCAGCATAAATGCAAAAGAGGCTTTTCTACCAAAAAAGAGGCTGTAGAATGGGAACGTGACTTTCTGGCACAAGGAGCAAAGGATCCAGATATCCTGTTTTCCGCTCTGATCAAGAACTATATGCAGGACTGCAGCTCCCGGCTGAAGCTGACCACTCTGGAAAATAAGCAGTACCTGATAGACATGAAACTGCTGCCATTCTTTAAAGATATGAAGATAGGTGACATTACTCCGATCGTAATCCATCGATGGCAAGATGCCATGATTAATTACAGGGACGAAAAGGGGAACCCTTATTCTCAGACGTATCTGAAGACTATCAATAATCAGCTGTCCGCTATCATGAATTATGCCGTCAAATACTATAAGCTCAGAAGCAATCCGTGCCTTGCGGCCGGTGCAATCGGGAAAAGCAGTGCAGATGAAATGAATATCTGGACAAGAGAACAGTTCGATTACTTCCTGACATTTGAAAAGAAAAGCGCATACAGGATGGCATTCAGCCTCATGTTCTATGGCGGGCTTCGGTCTGCAGAGGTTCTGGCCATTACTCCGGCGGATATCCTGCCAGACTGCTCCGTATCCATTAATAAGAACTTTGTGGTGATAAAAGGCGAACAATATTTCCAGACACCAAAAACTGAAAAGAGCAAGCGTGTCGTGAACATTCCTCAATCGTTGTACAAAGAGCTTCAGGACTATGTTGCCAGTATGGCTATAGAGCCGGATGAACGCATCTTCTACTTCCAGAAGTCCGGAATGCGGTCAGAGTTTAAACGGGCAACTGCCAGATCTGGTCTTCCAGAAATCAGAATCCACGATCTCCGCCACTCCCATGCAAGTATGCTGATCGATATGAAATTTTCCATCAAAGAGATTTCGGACCGGCTCGGCCATGAATCGCCGGAAACAACCTGGAAAGTTTATGCTCATTTGTATCCAGGAAAAGACAGGAAGCTTGCTGACGCTCTCAATGAAGTAAGAGCCACAAATGATAATGTAGAAGATAAAAACGAATGAAACATATAACGTCATATAAGAACAAAAAATCCACAAAAATAAGACACTTTCTCCCAATTAACATCACCGTAGCATCACGGACAAAAATAAAATCCCGGAAACCCTTGCAAATAAAGGGCTTCTGGGATTTTGCTCATTATTCAAACTCAATCGTTCCAGGCGGCTTACTAGTAAGATCATAGAATACGCGGTTCACGCCCTTAACTTCATTAATAATGCGGTTCATCACCCTATTAAGTACTGCATAAGGAATCTCAGCAGACTCCGCAGTCATGAAGTCAATGGTCTTAACGGCGCGGAGCGCCACTGCATAATCGTATGTTCTGAAGTCTCCCATTACACCTACGCTTCGCATATTTGTAAGGGCTGCAAAGTACTGGTTCGGCATCCAGGACGGATCTTCTCCGTGTTCTTTTTTGTAGTCGGCGGCTGCATTGTCGACTTCTTCACGGTAGATGTAGTCTGCATCCTG